CCACCGGGTAACATAGATACATTAGCATTCCATATCTTAATCCATGGATTTAAGAATCCGTCAACAAGAGCTTGGAACATCTTCGGGGCCGCATCGACTGCCATATTAACGAAAGATGCAAACACATTATAAGCTACAACTCCAGCTACATCCATGAAATGTATAAACATTTCTCTACCATGAGTTAATAACATTCCTATAATCATCACTGCTCCACCAAGTAATCCAACAAGTCCACCCATTAGTATAGTAAATCCCATAACTAATAGACCAACTAGAACTCCTATAGTTGCTAATCCAGCACCAACCCCCATAAAGAATATTTTAGCTACCTGCCATGCTTTATAGAAACCTACACCAATAGCTAGTATTCCTTTTAGAAGTCCACCAATATTTTGAGTAACGTTATCTATAGAGTTACCCATGTCAACAAATGAATTCTTAGAAGGTAGATCAGGATTGATTTTTGATTTACCACTATTATAATCTATTCTAGCATTCTTTAGTTCTTCTGGTTTCATACTAGCTGCTGGGGCTGCACCGTCTTTAGTAACATTGAACATGTTATCTCTTAATCCAATAATCCATAACATAGTATTACCTATCTCTTTTAATACAGGTAGGATATTTACATCAAAAGCAGCACCCAATTGTACCATATTAATATTATTACTCAATTCATCAAAAAGATTGATAATATTATTTAAAGAACCTTTAAGTGAATTAAATAAGCCTTCTGTAGCTTTACCTGCAAATATACCTACTTTATCAACTAAAGTAGACCATCTACCAGCAAAAGTTTCAGATTGCTTTTTCATCATATCATAGAATCTTCCACCTTCTGAGGTTGCATCTATTAAAGCCTGTGTAATCATATCAATTGATATTTTACCATCTTGCATCTCTTGTTTTAATACACCCATTGTCTTACCTGTTTTTCTAGATATCTCAAGAAGAGGATTCCATCCTGCATTGATTAACTGTCTTAACTCTTGTCCTTGTAGTCTACCCATGCTGTATATTTGTCCATAGGCATATGCTATTAGGTTAAGTTTCTCTGGTACACCCTTTGATACATCACCAAGCATTCTAACGGCTGCTGTGATCTGTTCTACTTGATTATCCTTACCTTCACCTATACCATAACCTAAAAGGCTATCTGCTCCTTTAGCTACTTGAGGCATAGTAAATGGTGTAACATTGGCAAACTCTTTTAATTTACCCATCAATCTATCGGCTGACTTTTCTCCATAATCTAAAGCATGACCAAATCCTTGAAGCATAACTCCGTATCCAACCTTCATTTGTTCCATCATAGCATTGTATTTTATACCTACTACTATTATCTTAGCTAGTAAGGCGGTAAATCCTACAGCAATTAGTGCTGCTATAGCTAATCCTATACTACTTATTGCTACTGTAGCAATACTAGCCATACCCATAAAGGCTGTACCAAGATCCTTCACACCAGACCATGCAAATGCTAACCCAAGTTTAAGATTTTGGCATGCATTCGCAAATCTAGCTGATGGAATCATGTCATTAAGGGATATTCTTCTATGTCCAAGACTTGTGAGACTATTAAAAATGTTATTAATAAATGTCTTTAGACTATCAAGCTTTCCAGAATATGCAGATATACCACTCATTCCAGCACTAATACCTATACTTGCAGCTTGAAAAGCATTACCAACACCTTTTACTGAAGTGGTTATACCTTTAAATATTATAGGCATAGTTTTACCACCCATCATTACTGTCAATAGTGAGTTTGTTAAAGCATTAGAACTCTGTGTAGCACTATTAAAGGTTTGAGTTATACCTCCAGCACCCATAGAAGCTCCAGCAAATGAACCAGCCATATTCTTTAAGGCTGATGATAATCCATTTACTTGTGTAGTAGTCTGGGTTAATCCTGGAATTAAAGAAGTCTTAGCTCCTCCAGTACTTCTTAATGAATTCAATGATCTTTGTAATCCTGTCAATTCTGCCTGTGCTTGTGTTGCATTAGTCGTAATTCTGATATTAGCACTTCCTAAAGCCATGCATAACACCTTCTTTCTATTGTAATAAAAAAGAGGATAGTATTATCCCCTTTTAATACTATATTCATCTATGATATTATCTGGTACCTTTATTCCAAGAAGCATAATCTTCATCCATTTATTTCTTCTCTTCATAAATAATTGATCTTCTGTCAATTGGGAATCATCTTGTGCTGGTGGTAGTTTATTATCTCCAAATAGTGGCTTAGTTAATATATCTGCTATAGTAGGTAATTCATTACCTGATAACGACATTCCTACATAGGCTGCAACGTGCCAAGCATTGAACTGTTCTTTCTTCAATGCATCTTCTTTTTGCATCTTATATCCTTCAATCATGTTTGAATACTCACTGTATGTAAATTCATACAACTCGTGGGGCGTTAGAGCAAGATAACTATAAGCTTCTTGCTCTAATTTATCCCAATCCATTACTGCGGTTTGAGCACTTCCACAGCTGGTTCCTCGTTTTTTATTGCTGCTGGACTTTGTTGAGCTAATCCAGGCATATCTCTTTCAATAGCCTCTTGTAACTTTTCTTTAACTTCTACTAAGTTACATTCATTAAGAACTGCAGGAATATCTTCAAGCTTTAATTCTGGATCATCCTCTTTAAGTGATTTATGAATCATATACTCTAATGCTTGTATTTCATCCATATCTTTCTTATCTGTCTTTTTAGATTGCAAATCAATCTCTTTCATTACAAGATATCCGAACCTCATTTTTCTTGGTTTATCCATTTCAATTTCTGTCCATATTTTAGCCATAATATACCATTTCTCCTCTCTCTTATTTCATATATTAATTCGATACTCTTACAAGTGTTGAACTTGATTGAATACCTAAATTCTGAGTTATGACTCCTGCTACACTATCATCTAAATCTGCTTTATTAACTGTTCCTAAACCATAGTAGTAAGCCTCTAATGTCTGATCTAAAACAAACTTAAAGTGTTTTGTAACACTAACTGCTACTGCTACAAGAGCAAGTATATCATCATCTTGTAAGAAACCATCTGCTGTAGCATTCCATTCTCCAAGAGCTCCTATAATTCTTTTCCAACCATAGTCATCATCGGTTGTTGCAACAAATTGAGTTACATCATGAGTACCAACTGAAGTATCAATTGAAAACTTAGTAAATCCTGGAAGTAATGTCATTGTGATATAGTTACCAGTGATTGTTACGTTTGCTACTCCAGGAGTAGTTGCAAAAGTAATAGTACCTAAAGCATAATTAATAGTATAAGTACTAGCGGCTACTATATCACCGTCATATTTAACTACAGGAAGTACAGCTGGATCCATTGATATATGTTGTTTAGCATCGGCTGTAATAGTATATATAGTGTTTGAGCCACTTGCAGTACATGCTTCGTCTGTCATACCTGTTGTTCCTGATTCCATGTATATAGCTCCTTCGATACCTGTCTTTGTATTTAAAGCCACATTAATCCCTTCTTTCTATTTATTTTATAGTATTATGTCTTATCTTAGAATGTATCTACTGCTACACTTCCATCTGTTTCAAAATCGAATGACATTGTAGCGACTCCATTTACTTCGTCTGTAATAGTCATTTTAGTGATAATTACATCGGCAGTTATAGCATTTGTATCATCTACCATGAGAATTAAACTAAACGCTGTCCTTGCTTGATAATTAGTCCATAATACATCTTGACCAGTAGTATCTTCTCCTGCAACAACTCCAGTTGCAGATCCTGATCCACTTTTAAGACCTGTTTCTCTTCTCTTATCTGTATCTCCAAATTTAGTAGTATCTAACTCAGCACCAACGATAGATAGTTTCCAGTTGTTAAGATATGCGACTGTATTAGCTCCTATCATAACAGATCCTTCATTACCTGGTAAAGCGAGTGACATATTAATCCCTTCTTTCTTTTTATATTTGTTATTCAGTCATAATCTTATAAATCATGATAAACTCTGATCTATCCTTCGTATCTTTCCCCATAGGAATGATATCTGAATCTAAAAACATATTTAGTATAGTTGAGCCTGTATCAAATGAAGTTTTAGGTAATCCATCTAAAACAGTTACTATAGCTTCACACCTTGCTTGACCTAAAGTATATGATGTATCTCTAATTCTTATTTGAATACTTGGTTGACGTATAGCTGCTTGTTGTTGTCCAAATACATGTACACTTGGTCTTCCTGGAATCTGTGTTATAGTACAGATATTGTCGGGATCATCTGGGAAGTTACCAATATATATGTTACTTTCAATGCCTATCAATGATTCTATATTCTCTAGTAACATATTACCCTCTCCTCCTACATAAGTCTTTGTATAGCTGCTGTAATTGCACTATGTATTGAACCTTCTCGAGAAGCAAATGCTCTATACAGGAAATGTTGCTTTGCTTCAACATAAATAGCATATTCTGCCGAGAAACCTACAGTTGATACTATTGATCCACCAGCTCTTACTGTTTCTTCATAACTAGAACTTTTTAAATATCCAGTTCTTACAGGACAGTTCGCTTGTGATTCTCTTTGTATAATCTTAGCTTGGTGTTGTTGTTCAATAAGTATGGTCTGATTAATCTGTCTTATTAATTCGGGTATTTTAGAAGTTATCTTAACATCAATATTCATAATATTTATACCTCCTCTATATATATTATACCACATTAAGTACTATTCTTCATATCAAGTAATATTTATGAAATTGTACAACATTTTGCTTATTCCTACATACTTTAGTACTAATTACTTTATAGCCACCAACTTTTGT